CTAGAGAAAGATACTCATTTGGTGTATCTGACCCTAGAGGTATCTTCGGCGTTGAAGGTGCGTAATCAATAAATTTTTGTGGTGGGCTTCGGCCCGCCACATCATATAAGAAAGAATGCATAACACTATTATACAAGATAATTTTTTTAAAAATGTTGAAGACATAATCAATATATCTAAACAATTAAAATTTTATCCAGCAAGAGAAGAAGATAATTGGCCAGGAGTTAGAACTAAATCTATACATGAAACTCACTATGATTTGTTTTTAGAAATAACTAACAAAATAATTAATAATTATTACCCTAATTCAAACTTTAAATTTAAAAATACTTTAATTTGTTTTGCTAAAGTAAAACCTGGAGATAAAGGTAAATCTCATTTTCATTATGATAATAATGTAAAAATTGCAGCTGTGGTTTATTTAAGTAAAGGTAACATAAAATCAGGAACAACTATTTTTAATAAAAATAAACAACCACAAGTTGTTATGTCAAATGACTTCAACACTATGATTTCTTATGATGGAACAAAATATCACGGTCTTACTGATCTAAATGTTTTACAAGAAAGATTAACTTTAAATATATTTATTGGTGACATAATCTTGCCTTATTTGTAAAATACTCAAAAAAAATGAAAAAATTCCTAATAACAATATGGGCTTACGATCACTACGCAAAATTTCAAGTTTTGTCTGAAGATAACGCCGTTTCTCTTGAACAATCAATCCTTGACAAGTTGGGAGAAAATAGTATAAATTGGGAAAAAACGGGAATGTTCGGCTCGTTAAATAGAATAACCTATGAGGAGGTTGTTGATGATACAAGACCTATACAAAGCAAAAAGGTCCTTGGAGTTGAAGTGGGAACAGGAGCATCTATCTAATGGTAGATATACTCTTGAAATGGTCCGGATCGATGACAAAGTTAAAGAAGTCATCACAAAGATCAAGCTGGAAGAAGCAGCTATTGCCCACAGACAGAATACTGTCGAAGGAGCAGCTCCACAAGTTTCTGTAGCTACTTAATCAAAAGCTACATCGCTGAAATGCATAAATACCGTAGGATCTCTTGCACTCTACTAAAAACTGTTGTACAAATATCACACTATACAAATTAAAATAAATTAAATGTAGACGCGTATAGTCGACATCCCTAGGGACTACATTTAAATATTCTAGGAGGAATATTATGGCAACAACAACTTTTACAGGTCCAGTAAGATCTGAAAGTACACTTAAAACAGTAAGTAAGAACTCTAGCACTGGAGCAATTACTGAAGTCATCACTATAGGTGATGCACCAGTTGCATTAGGAGATGAAGACAAAACTCTTGATAACGCAACACATAGTGGAAGAACTCTTGTAGTTCCTGCACTTGCAGCTAACAGAACAATTACATTACCGGCACCAGTTGCTGGTGCGCACTTTAAATTTATTTATGGTGGCGCTGCGGAAGAAGCAGAAAATTTAATTATAATAACACCAGGAAATGCTAATTTCTTTATTGGTGGAATTATTCATTTAGATTCTAATGCTGATAACGTATCTGTTTATTCTAATGGAAGCTCTAACTCAAGTTTAACTCTTACAGACTTTGGTTTATTTGAAATAAATATTTTGGCTAAAGATAGCACAAACTATTACATTTGGGGTCAAGCAGAAGGTGCAGACGTACCTGCATTTGCAGATCAGTAATACATAATTATGTGGGGCTTCGGCCCCACAGTTTCTTAATTAAGGAGGGAAACAATGGCAGACACAGTAACAGGACCAACTATCTTACAACAAAACGATAAGAGAGTTGTTATTAAAATAGTAAACCAATCAGACGGATCAGGTGGAACTACAGTTTTTGGAGATGTATCAGCACTAGATGCTAGAGAAGACGGAACTGCAGTAGCTCATCTAGGACTACTTAGAGTTTGGTATTCATGTCAAGGTGGCGATGGAGGAGACTCTTACGCTAGATTAGATGAAGAAGACTCTGATGGAGATATTCCTATTATCGGATTAACTGGTGCAGGATATTGGGACTTTAGAGAATTTGGTGGAATACCAGCAGATAAATCTAGTAACAGTAACCAAAGTGATGTTAATTTTGTTGTACCAGGTGCCGCTGATTCTGGTAACATGTATACGGTTATAGCAGAGTTTCAAAAAATTTATTAAGGAGGGTAACTAATGGCCAATACAACTTCCGGCACAGTTACTTTCGACAAAACTTTTGCTGTTGATGATTTAATAGCAGAAGCATATGAGCGTATAGGTTCACAAGTAACATCTGGATATCAATTAAAATCAGCGAGAAGATCGCTTAACATTCTTTTTCAAGAATGGGGTAATAGAGGTTTACACTATTGGGAAGTAGCTGAAACTAATATTGATTTAATTGAAGGCCAAGCAGAGTATACTTTTTATAGAGAAAGTGGAGATGGAACAAGTTCTAGCACAAATGCAACAAGTAATGTTTATGGAGTTGCAGATGTTCTTGAAGCAACTTTTAGACAAAATAGAACTTCTACTTCACAATCAGATTCAGCAATGACAAAAATTGATAGATCAACTTATTCTAGTTTATCTGCAAAATTATCTAAAGGAACTCCCTCTCAATACTTTGTTCAAAGATTTGTAGATAAAACAACAGTAACAGTTTATCCAACACCTGACTCATCAGCTGCATCTAAAGACATGCATATTTATTATGTTAAAAGAATACAAGATGCAGATTCTACTTATACAGATGCAACAGATGTACCTTATAGATTTGTACCTTGTATGGTATCAGGATTAGCTTTTTATTTAGCACAAAAATTTAATCCACAAATGACACAAACAATGAAGTTATATTATGAAGATGAATTAGCAAGAGCATTAGCTGAAGATGGTTCTTCTTCAAGCACATATATAACTCCTAAAACTTATTACCCAGGAACTTAATGGCACAAGCAAGAGGAAAATACGCAAAAGCAATATCTGATAGATCAGGATTAGAATTTCCATATAATGAAATGGTTAGAGAATGGAATGGTCATTTAGTTCATAAATCAGAATTTGAAGCTAAGCATCCACAATTAGAATTAAGATCTAGATCAGGAGATGCACAAGGTTTATTTAATGCAAGGCCAGATAGAGAAGAAAGTGAAGTCGCAAGACCCTTGGGACCAGATCCTTTTGAAACTATTGCAGCATCATCAGGTATTATAAATGTATTTGAAAAATCTCATGGTAGATCAACAAGTGACACTGTAAGATTTAGAGGACCTGTATATACAACATCTGATCCAGATGCTTTTCAAAACCCTGTTGGTTTTGATGGTATTACAGGAGCTAATTTAGCAAAAGCAGCAGGATATTCTATTACAGTTGGTAAAAGAGATTCAAGCGGAAATATTACAAACACAGCAGATTTCTATCACTTTACTGTAGATACAAACACTGCTACAACAGGTGGTATATCAGGAGGAGGCAATAGTTGTTCGGCTGGTCCAGCAACATTGACAGCTTAATATGGCAGGAATAAGTGCATCAGGATTAAAAACACAAATAAGAAGTTACACAGAAGTAACAAGCACTGTTTTATCAGATAGTGTATTAGAAAATATAATATTAAATGCACAATACAGAATTTTTAGAGATGTTCCTATTGATGCAGATAGAAAAACATCTACAGGTAATTTTACATCTGGAACCGGCACTGTAACTGTGCCAGCAGGAGCTGTTTTTGTTAGAGCAGTGCAAGTCTATACTGCAACTGGATCTACGTATACTGGTGCTAACACTTATTTAGAAAAAAAAGATTTAACATTTTTAGAAGAATATATTTCAGCAACTACATCTACTGGAACACCAAAATATTATGCAATGTTAGATACAGGAGCGACTGGAGAAAGTTCATCAAACTCTGGTTCTATAATTGTATCACCAACACCAAGCGCAACATTTGCGTACAAAATACACTACAATGCAGTGCCAGGTATATTTGAAAATAATGACACTAATTATATTAGTATGAATTTTCCAAATGGTCTGCTATATTGTTGCTTAGCAGAAACTTATGATTTCTTAAAAGGCCCAGCTGATATGCTGCAATTATACGAACAAAAATACCAACAAGAAGTACAAAAATTTGGAGGA